TTTGTTCTTTAAGAAAATGGGATTAACATTACAAGATGTTAGTGAAGAGATAGTTCATCTTGAAAGTTTATTAAGTATGATCTCACAAAGGATCATCTAGACAATATAGATAACAGAAGAGAGGCTTAGCCTCTCTTCTGTTGTCATTACACTGTAGACCAGCTTGTACCATCAAATACACAAATAGCACTATCGCCATTATGTCTTAACAAAACACTATCTTGTTCATCGATCTTATTTCCATTACCACAAATTGTTATATTAAAGTACTGTGCTATATTTTTAGTATCTTTAATAAAATATACCGTATTTGTATCTGGAGTAGCAGGAAGATTGATTGTTACATTTTCTGGATTGTCATATCGAATACTGACGATAACAACATTTGATTGATAAATACCTAAGGTATAAACAGATCCTGATGTAAGACACGTAGTATAAACTGGATTTGTTTGTGAATTACCATATGCCAACATAAATGGTTTTATAGTTGCGATAATGTAGTCTTTTAAGTTGATCATGTATTTCTCCTATTTATACCAGTAAGCATTGCTAGACGAACTATTACCAGAATCAAATGCATTTATATACCATACATCATTATACCCAAGAAGACTCATTTTATTGTTTTTTGCTAATACATATGTAGTATTATCATTGATAGAAAATGTATTGGTTGGTGCACAATTCAAGACAATAGCATCTGTAGTCATATTTAAAAATTCAATATTGAAGTAATTTGTTAGTGAACTTATATCTGGTAGAACAATAAATTTAGTACCATTTAAAAGACATCTAGAATTATTGTTTGTATTGTCTACTTCTAATATCGGTATTGTTACTTCATCAACAACGAGCGATTGAGGAGCCCATAATGCAGTCTGAGCATCTCCAGATTGTATACATGTCCAAAATATACCACTATTTTTATCATAACAAATATCTGGAGGAGATCCATTAAACGATACTTCTCCAGCTAAAATACCATTAGGGTTTTTAGGTACTAAAAAACAAGTTACAGCAGATAGATCGCTTGACATGAATTATGTATTCCCCTGATCTATAGTTGTATTAATAGCATCAAATGGCGCCATCAAATCTAACGTAACTAATTCATCAAAGTTGTTATTATTACATAATGTTTCTATCTGATTTGAAAGATCAAATTGTGTTTTATAAATTGTTTGAATACACTGATTAATGAATGTGGTAATTGATGTTATATCTGAAACTTCTAGTGCTATACGACCACACCAATAGATGGGAGAAGCGATAGTACCATTTGTTAATTGAGATAATAGAGAATTCAAATCGTTATTTAGAATACTAATATTAACACCGTTATAAATAACAGATTTACTAAGTGCAGTATCTCTGTTTGCTTTAGCGATATTTGATAATGTAGTTAATAGTTCAGTATAAGCTTTAGGTGTTGCCGTATATGTGATATCTGGACCATTTCTGTTTTCAACAACATCGTAATACGTAATATCAGGAAGAGTATCATGATAGTTAATATCAACAAATCCATTTAATGTTCTAAAATCAGGATTGGATATCATAGATCCATGATACTGAAATCCATTTAACGTAAAGAATGCGCCATCACTAAAGTATTCATTTAAAACAGGGTGATAATATTTTTCGGTATCTAAGAAACCTGTTGTCTGACTTGTCATCTTTAGTTTTCCTTGTATGTGTTTGCTTTATTAAAACTATTTAGTGAGACCTAAAATAAGCCCAGTTCCTGTTATGGTAGCATAACTTATGCCCACAATACAATTACCGGCAGCACCGCCACCAGATCCAGAATTTCCAAGACCGTCGTCAGTACCACGAGATCCAGCCTGACCGAAATCGCTCCATCCGCCAGCTAAGACGCTTCCGCCTGCCGGCGTTGCTGAAGGCGAGCCGACATTTCCGACAAGACTTCGGGATGAGCCAGGATGTAGTGGTGCACGGCGGCATCGAAGCCGTATTTGCCCAGCACCAGGCCCATCGATGCCGCTGCAATAAGGTGAAAACGTGATTTCATTTCAAATTTCTCCTACTGCGTCGGGCCAAGGATCGTGCCCTTAGCTATCCAAGTCACATTTGAAATGCCGGTGATCGCATAACCGGGCGGGCCACCGTTCCCGCCGCCGTTGTATGATCCGACAGACCCGTTTTGGCCGTACGCACCGGGGGCTCCCCCAGCACCACTGGAACCAGCACCAGAGGTGCCGCCGCCCTGAGCGCCGCCACCTACCGACAGGGTTCCTGAATTGCCGGCGCCGTTATATCCGTTTGACGGACTCCATCCGGGAACTGCCCCTGCGCCGCCGCCACCGTTGCCGCCCCAGCCATAAGTCGTGTATTCACATCCGCCACCGCCACCACCACCACCGCCACTCTGGATCGTGCCTAAATTTGTGATTGTGATTTTCTGCAAGGTGGAAATGGCAGGGCCACCGCTGCCACCGCTACCGCCACCGCCATCACCACCACCGCCACCGCCGCCCTGGCCGCCGGCACCTACAATATAAGCACCAACCATTACATTAAGAGAAATATTAGAACTAGCAGGAAAACTATTGATAGTTAGTGCATACGTACTTGTTGATATCGATCCGATAATTGCAGATGAAGCAATATTTAATTTGACATTAATAGGATTTTTACCATTCCAACCATAATTAGTAGTAAGATCAGTATTTAATACGTAATTATAAATAGTTCCAGATAAATTTATTACTACTGATTGTACAGAGCTGGCAGGATTGAGTATAAACATAGTTAATAAACTTTTTTGTTTGAATAGAATTCTAATCTATTTAAAATATACATAATGATTCCTCCTAATAGAAATACAGATCATATAATGGATTTAAAGATAGGAGAAGGCGCGATACCTTCTCCTATCTCATATCAGTTGTCTTAAGAACCCCAGATATTCCGTCTATTTTCAGGAAGATTATCTCTATCAATATAAACAGGAATATATCCAGTTTTCATTTCAAAAGCAAGAACAAAAGGAACAATATAAGAAGTATAATTCATTTCACAATTTTGATCAAAGAGTTCACCGTATAACGACATACAAGAACCAGTACAAATACCAACAACAGGACATGATTTACAATTATCTCTTTGAGACCAGTGAGTAATTGCATCTAATTTAACATTAGTAATATCAGTAATAGATCCACGTTGTGTGATTTTCCATTTAAAGCAATATCAAGACTGCTAGCATTAGGGCAAGAAATAATATTACCTGACATATCAACAGCTAAATAAAAAGCACTATTCATATTACAGAAATTATAACTGGTTATCTGACTTTCATCAAATAGAACATATGTTTTATCTCTGATGAAACTAATGATATTGCCAAGATTAAAATTAGCATAACTTTTATCGTTTGTCCAATCGAGTGTTTTTTTGAGTATCTTAGTTATTTAAATTAGCAGCAATATTTACCATAGTAATTGTTCCTGTATTTTCTGCCACAGTATATGTCTCCTGTGTCTCTATGGTTGATACTATATATAATTTATTCTATACGATAAATTGTAAAAGTTAAGGATAGGATGAGCCTAGGCTCATCCTATCCTTAACCACATAAAATAAATCATTTATTTTCTATAATTGACAATCGTCTATCTATATCTTTTATTGCTTCTACAATAATACCCATCATATTTCCATAAGCAACACTTAATGTATCATTATTATTAATGACAACTTCTGGTAAAACCTTTTGAATATCCTGGGCAATAAGACCAGACTGGCGTTCTCCAGTATCTATACGAGTGTATGTATATCCAGTCAATTGTTTAATCTTACTGATAGAATCCTCAATAACTTTTAAATCTTTCTTTAATTTAATATCAGAATATGCAGTAAGATTTGCCAGTGCCACTAAGTTACCAGAAGTATCAATAGTCATTAGTGCATTTCCAGCATCGGTATTGTCCATAATTCTGAAATAGCCATTACTAGCATCAATAAATTTATCAGCCGGTGTTGTTCCAGTACCAACAACCCGAATAGAATTAAATGGAGTATTGGAATTTGCACTCACATTAGATGTATAATCTTCTAATGTAGTATTTAATACTGTCGTTGATACATATTCGGAAAGATCAATGTTTGCTAAAGCTGTAGCTAATGCAGTATTCGTTACATAGTTCTGTAAAGTTGCTGTTAGTATTTTATTTGTTACATAATCAGTTAAATATGTACTAATATTATCAGACATGACATAATCGCCAGCAGGGCTATATTCAGCCAATATTTTATTTAATGCATCTAAAGTGACATAATCCAATAATGTAGTATCAAGATCGGTGATTTTTTCATAACTATTTAAATCTTGTATAATCTGAGCAATACTGCTATCAACTGATTGTTCGAATGTAACAAGTTCGTTTGTTAAATCTGATTGTCCAGTACCAACTGTCTGTGTAATCTCTGATAGAGCTGTTGTGATAGCAGCATTCACAAACCTGGTATTGGCAGCGCCAGATGAATTATTATCAGTAGCAAGATCTGGAACATTACAACTTTCTGTAAAGGTAGCATTGGTTGTATCGGCTTTCGAATTTAAAATATTGAAAAGATTAATATAATCATTTATATTACATAATGTTTTTAAATTGGCATAAAGTGTAACACCATCACCTATTTTAATGATACCCGTGCTACTATCTATAGTAATTAGACCATATGGAATAGGAACTGATGTATTATTCCAATCTGCTTGTGTGGCATTTAATCTTTGAAAAATACCTTGAATAACTATGGGTGTTGACATAGACATATACTTCTCCTATCTCTTAAACGAGTTCATTGATTGAAACACCAGTATTGACCAATAATTTATTAACAGAATCATAAGCAAATGACAAGACACATATTCCTGTTAATGTAGGAATAGATCCTTGAGGAAAGAATATGTTTGTAGACCAATTAGGACTATAACCATTTGAGTAAATCATTAACTGATATGTAGCATTTGGAACAGGATTACAAAATGCTATATTGCAGTTTCCTACTAATGTAACATTAGCACTCTGCCACATACTTAAATCCCAAGTTATATTTGATGAAAACTGTATAGGACCTCCGGCTGGAGCCTGTACGGCTTTCCAAGTGTTAGGTTTATCCAGTTTCGCAGTTTTTTCTAACTGACCATATATCTGTATTGCTGTTAAGTAATTACTTAGAGTACTGGACAATGTATTTGTTGATACATAATTCTGTAATGCAGATGAAATAGAGTCATTCATAAAATCTGTTGTAGAATACTCACTTATTATTGAATCGAAAGACGATATTGATAAATATTCTTGCAAAGTAGACGCCAATATAATGGATGTTACATAGTCAGTAAGAGTTTCGGCTAAGACTACATTTGTTACATAATTATTTAAAGTATCTGTAAGATCGGCTGTTTTTACATAGTTTCCAATAGTACTAAGAAATATATTAGTTGTGACAAATGTATCTGCCGTACCACTAATGGCTCCAGATAATTCATCATAGAGTGTTTGTAATGCAGCCGTTACCCATTTTGTATTTGCAGCATATAAACTATTATCTCCACTAGGAGGGGTAGGGACTTCAACACTGTTTTGAAAAATAGGATCTTTAATAGGAGCATATGATGAGACATCTCCCAATGCAATAAGGTCAGCAACAGTAATTATAACAGGAAGATCTCCGTATAGGGAAGTACCATCGCCTAATTTTATATTTCCATCTGATGAAATAACAACAAGACCATAAGGAATAGCAACATTAACATTTGACCATGTTTGATCACTACTTGCTATTCTTTGTATTAATCCATTAATAGGAATAACATTTGGTTCTGTCATAGAAAAATCCTTCCTTAATACAGGTAGAAAATTATTCATACTATGGCTTAAAATACGTCATATATTTTATTATATAACTTTTAACATCCTATAGTAATTTTCTCAAATTATGGAGTTATTTATATGCCATTTAGAGATACCAAAATAGAAGAATCAGTCATTCAAATATTTGATCCTGTTATTGAACAAGTCGTTCGAGGTATGCTTATTCGCTTAGGTTTGTATGAAAAGGTAAGAGATTATATTTCTATTACTACAGATTATAGATCTGCTTCTAAGACATCGGATGATTATCATAATGCATTATTAACAAGTGATCGCTGCGATGTTTCAGTCGAGTATAACTTAAATCCTTCAGATACAAAGTGGGAGAATTTAAAGTTTAAGCATGTCAATCCTGCTTATTATGCTATAAAAAATACTCAACATGGTATCTTCTATGATAAGTTTGCTGATATAAAGATTGTTGAAATAGATCTTCCTGCATCGATTCAGCTCAATTTTGCTATTACATATAAGAATACTCAAGATGCATATAGTGTTTTAAATACACTATATCTTTTAAATCCAAAAGATACAACTTTTAACTTTACAGATGTTGTTTATCATTATCCCATTAATAGTGATTTACTTTATATATTAAATACGATTTACAATATGCTCGAGTTAGATCAGACAAAACTACCATTTGAAGATTACATTAATAAATTTTCTGACAACGCATTGACTAAATTAGTTTCTAGAGATGGAACACAGGAACAATATGTCATCAAAAGAAAGTTATTAAATATTTTAGGAACATTTGATATTCAACAGTCAAAACCAGAACCTAATAATCTAGAAGAATCCCTTGATTCATTTACTATTAATTTCACATATACTTTTCAGTTCAATAATCCTATCTTATTAAGAGCATGTTTTCCAAGTGTTATAAATAATAAACTTATCCCGACATATATGATCCCACCATATAAAGAAACATACTTTCCAGCATTGGCAGGAATCTATCAAGAGAAATGTATTAATAGTTTTTTGAATAATAATAAATCTTTACCAAATCCTGTATTACGAATTCCAATCTGGAATGATTTTGTTGTCCCAGATTCTCTTTCCAAATTCTATAAATTTCAGCCATTTTTTATATCTGTTGTATTGTTAGATGATGGTGATGTGACTAATATCCCATTACAAGAATTACCGGACGACTTAAAGTTTCATGATATTGTTATAGGATTAATGAAAGAACACGGTCCTGAAATTTTTGATAATACTGGCTTGTTAAATATATCTGTATATTGTAATGGTGTTCTTGTTGATAAAAGTAAATTGTCTATAGATAATGAGCTTAATCTACTTATTAATGTTTCGAATAGAAGAGCACAATATCAGCTCGTTGTATCAGAATGCACATCTTTTAATTTTATTTCACAAAAATGGATACCTTATTTAATAAGATACAAAAGTTTCTTTCCATTATTGATTTGTAGGAATCTTAATAGTATTTTGAAATTAGGTCATTTTAGATTAGTTCACAATGAAAGATTATTATCTATCATGAAGAATTTATTGAATAGTGGAGGAATGGATAATATCTTAAATGAATTCATTGAGAATGGAAAGTGTACAGAATCTATCTATGGCTATACGACTTCTGCCGAACAATTATTGGATTATATGACATCTGTGGGTAATGATAAAGGATCTACTATTTTTGATACGTTCTTGTTATACTGTATGAATAATTGTATTTTAACAACAAGAGATATTGAACCACTAGATATCATGAGTTCGCCTAATAAAAACTATTTAATTCGTGGTGTAAATACAATGAACTCTGGTTCTATTAATCTTCCATTGCGAGCTTTTAATACTAATATTTATATAGATTAAAAAATCAAACTTCTGTAAGAGAGGCAAAACCTCTCTTACAAGAAAACAGATAGAAAGGTGAAAATATGCCACTTCCTACTGGAAAAGGTATCCCTCCGGTTATTACAGATGGATCACAATCTCCTGGACAAGATCCAGTTGTTGCATTAGATAAAGTAAAGTATGTAAAAGATACTTTTATTACAAGAACTGCTATTGATCCAAAAACATATGCTGAAGAATATGGTAATTTATTAGGATATATTAAAGGATCGTATGTTATAGTTACATATTACAATAACGATACTGTATCAGATCTAAAATCTCAGACTATTGATCAGACAACAATTTCAAATACGATTCATGAATCATATACTAAAATTAATAAAATGGAATTGATCTTTTCAGAACAACTTCAATTTAGTTATGATAAGGATAGAAATGTTTCTATTATCAGTGGTGTTGCTTTAGTATATCCTGGCATTGTCCCTATAAAAGGGGATTTATTTATTATGACATTAAACGATGGTAAATCCGGTATTATGCATATTGGTTCGGTTGAACGTATTGGTTATAGACAAGGAGCGTTTCATAAAGTTACATTTACACAGAGATATTACGCAGAAGATGATTCTTTTGCTAAAATAGAAGCAAGTGTTTCTAATACTGTAAATTTTGTAAAGTCTACATTTCTTGGAGATAGTACAACATTATTAAAAACAGATCAGTTTAATCAATTAAAAAGATTAGAAGCTATTAAAGATACAATTATTAAATATTATTATACTAGATATTTTAGATCTGATATTGGCAGTATCATGCATCCTTCACCAGAAAACTATTATGATCCTTATTTGGTTAATTTCTTAACAAGTAGAATAAGTATTAGACAGTCTATTAATAGAGCAAAACAATTATATCCATCATTACCGTATTATGAATTTTCTATATGGGATATGTTCAATGATAAATTTAATACCGATGTTACAATCCTTATGAATAATTTTTCTTTTTATCAGTTAACCCCAACATACTTTGATGCAAACATTACATCGCTTATTAATCAGAAATTTATTATTTTATCAAATCCGAATGATATCCAAACTCCATTAACAGGATCTATTGATGGTGATGAACTGATCGGTTATTCGATGTATAAGAATTCAACTAAGATAAGTGAAGATTCTTATTATATCTTTAGTAAAGCTTTTTATGATGCAGAAATTGATAAGATGAACGATTTAGAGAAATTAGTTTATGATACAATTACTAATAAGTCTGTAACGGATATTACATCATTTTTAGATATAGTTACAGTATATAACAAGCTATCGCTCAGTGATGGTTTTTATACCATTCCTATTTATATGTGGCTTATTGATATGGCTATTGCGACTCTAACTATAAAGGATTAATTATCATGCAACGAAGCATGCCGCGTATTTATAATTCATTCACTGATCATATCAATATGGCATTATACGATTTAAGAGTTCCTAGTACAACAGCCAATGTACCACAAGCTGTTCTAGATGGTGATTTTTTAGCGATGCCATCTGTTCTAGATTCTTTCTTTTGTAACCACGATGAGATCGATGAAGCTGATGAAGAAACAGGATTATTGAGAACTGTATATGAAGATATTAGTGAGACTTTTTTTACAAGAAGAACAATTAACAATATGGTTCAATTTAATAAATCTAAAATATTATTTACGATTGTGAACGATATGGATGTATTATACATTCTTCACAATATCGATGGTTATTTAAGAGAAATTAAAAATCTATTAAATGAAACAGAAGTCAGAGAGTATGTAAGAGATCTTATTTTTCTAAGAGAAAATATTGTTACATTGGCTAAGAGAGTTCTAAATATTCATAAAGACTGGAAAGAAAAATATATTAAAAATACTAATGCTGCTACTGCAATTGCTATGTTTTCTGGTGAAAATCCAGATGATATTATTTCTGCTATTTTTGCATGTCCTATTAATATTAAAGCACTGGAAGCTATGGATAAAAAGAAGAATATTATCCTAGAAAAAGATCCTACTATAAATGTCGACCCATTAGAAAATGACAAATCTTCATCAAGTAACTTTAGTTCATATATTTAAAATGGAGTTGGATGTATGTCTACAACATTAAGTCCGGCTATGCAGCTGGCTATGAATTCAGTTATTGCATCACAGAAAACAAATGAATTCATTGTAGATTTTACAATTTTAAATGATGATGATGCTACTTATAAATACTCACCAGAAATTATTGATAAAATTGTTATTGGATGTAAATATATTGAAACTATTACAGATGCTATCTATATTTACTTTAAAGTAGCTCCTACTGATTATATCAATCTTTATAAAAACCTATCTAATATTAGAATAAGTATGGTATTAACTTATAAAGATCCCATTACTGGAGAAAAAGATTATACAAAAAATCCTATTAAGATATCTGGAATTGCTATGTTAAAGAACCCCAAAGACCTTTATAAAGAATATAGCCCAGAACAATTACATCCTACAGATCAAGTTTCAAAAGTAGAATCTCATGTTAGTTTAAAAATACCTGTAGAACTACATGTTGTTAACTTTAATTTATATGCTATTAAGCAGATACAATTTCATACTACCTTTACAAAGACATATATAAATGATGCATTAGGTCATATTGCTAAAGCATTAAATATTTCAAATATGGAAATAAAACAGTCAGATAATACATACCAGTGGGAATATATTGTCATTCCTCCTGCTTATGATATTTCTAATATATTTACATTTCTTCAGAATAAATATGGTGTCTATAATAAAGGATGTTGTTGGTATTATACAAATGATGATGTTTTGTATGTATATCCATCATTTGAGACAAATCCTAATAATCAAAATATTGCAAAGATTTATAATGTTCCAGATTCTGTTATTAAAGGTTCTAAAAATTATCACAAGATAACAAATGATGTTATTGAAATCGTTAGTAATAGTAAAGTTAGTCACGTCGATAAATCACAACATAGTGCCGAAAACGGCGCTACTAGTTACAGCTTTGTTAGACAATCTTCTATATTAGATAATTTTGTTAATAATGATAGTGGTCAATCTTCTGCTAGTGTTAATAATACATTGACTGTAGCTACTGCTAAAAATAGAACTCTCTCATCCATCAATAATAATAATGATAAATTTATTCAAAACGCATCAGACAACTTATGTATGTATAGTAGTAGAATAGCTGAAGGAGATTGTTCTATGATCTCCTGTGAATGGTTCCAATGTATTCCTCTTTATTTTAGACCAGGACATCGAATAGAATATTACTTTGATAATAATGGAGCATTCTCAAAACAGACGGGTATATTAGATGGAGTTATTTACAAGATAGAACCTGTAAAAAGACAATCGAGTGAACTTAGTTATTCTGCAAAAGCAAAGATGGTAATAAGAGCTTCGTCCGATATAACAGCATTGATATCGTAGAAATCGAGAAAGGGGGGTCTTATGATGGACGATTTTATAGAATATTTAATTAATTGTATGCGACTAAATACAGTAGACAAAGCTGGTTATATTGATGATATTAATGAGATACTTACAACTATTAATAAAAAATCACCGATCTATCAAACTTGTTTATTGTCTAAGAAAGATAAAGGTAAGAACATTTCAATGTATATCCTTGTTATAAATTATTGCATAGATCCAAATATAGCATCTGTTTACATTATGAATAATAACTCTAACAGTTATAATTATGCCGAGTTGTACACAACAGTTCTTAATAATATCAATGATTATAAGAATGCTAATATAGATACAAGTATACATTATTTTGTTGTTGTTGATAAGTTTAAGAATATTGAAGAATTTGTCGATACTATTCATATTCAAAATATGAATAATCTCTTAGTACATAATGCATTATATCACAGAAAACACTTTATGGTACATTAATGGCTATCTTTGATACATTTGATATTCTTGGTGATGTTCTTTCTAAAGATAAATTTAATTATTATACATTTAATTTTGGTAGAATTATTGATAAAAAATATAGTATTGAAAACTTAAAAGTTATCAGACCTATAGCATCGGACAAATATGATATCATAGTTTTAACATTAGAAACTGTAGAAAAATTTATATTAGTCGTAACAGTAAATAGATCTATTAGTGATTTTAAATATGATGTATCAGAAGTAACGAAATCTATTTATAGTTTTGTTAATGATTACAACACTGATAATGATTACGTATTTGTTTATAATGCTGAAACAAATAACTTTAATAAATCAATAGGCGACCTTTATTTTTCATTAGAACAATATGACAATTGGTTAAAACAAATGATAGATACTGTGAAGAGATTTACTATCTCTATTTAGCGTATGAAGGGATGGCCTAGGCCATCCCTTCATACATCTTGATCTTTCATCAATGTAAATATATTGAATGTTAATTCATGTTCTATCAATTTTCGTGTATTCTCTATTTTACAATTTGACCAGAACTTATTACCTATGAGAATAGGGATATCTCTATTCATAGCCTTCATTAAATTCTGGCTATGTACAGTATCCCGTTGTAGAAAATATGTATACATAATGATCTCTAAGTATCTATAGTCTCTTAAGAATTCCATCCAATTATATTGTCTTAAGTTTTTAATATAACAATATTTTAAAATATGTTTTATATAAGATACAAAATCTCTATCTCCTAGTCTTAAACTATTAAGAAACATATCGCTTCTTAATGATTTCTCTTTTACTAATTTTATATTTGTAACCATTTCTTCTATAAATAAATTATATTCACTTCCTCTAAATCCAAAGAATTGATCTTTTGCAACTTCTTTTGTATAATCATAATTATCATTGAAATAAGCATCTCTTAGTAATGACTGGTACTGATTTATCAACCAGTTATTCATGAGATCATCTAACATAAAACATAATACATATCTGTGAATATAATTAGAAACATTGTCATCTGTTTTCTGTAGATTAAAGGTCTTTAAATAATTAACAAACTGTAGACCTAAAGCAACAACATCAATACCAATAACAATATGAGAAGGACATTGTTCTTTGAATATTATCTTATCTAGATAAGTATTAAAAGTTAACTCATTACTCTTTATATCCATTATACGAACGGGACGAATATGTTTCCACATATCCCATCCTTGTTCAAATGGTAATGTTTGTAAAGGATCTGTACTTTCGATTGGAATAATGTATTCATTACATCTACCTTTGTCAGAACTCACAAAACTATTTATTCTAATAGTATTTGTTTCATTCATATCAAATATACTTTCTAATTGATCTTTGTCATTTAACATAACATCAAAGTATCTAGAAACATCAGTTTTTCTTTTAAGTACCATATTCTCTACATCCATATCTAACAAGATTTTCTTTATAAGTTTAATAGCACCACTTTCAAAACTATTAGAATATAAAAACCTTTTATAAATAAGATTCTTTCTTACATTTAAACTATTTATATACATATTTGTTTTTGGAAATACTTTTCCATTTAAATGTGGTAAATATGTTTGCATAGATCGAAATAACATAAACCATTTCCTCTCTAAAAGAGTTAATCATATAATAGATTTTTAAATGATACTTTTATTGTAAAAAAATAAATGTGAATATAATATTGTGTAGAGACTTCGCCGAGAAATCGGTGATTTCTTAGAGGGATATATATGTCGCATTTTTCAAACGAAATGTGAACATATATTATTTATTTGGTTATAACCATGTTCCTTGTCGACGAGGAACACAAGTAAAAGGGACTAAAAAATGTCTAGTGTTTCCGGTTTTGGTACTCAGGAAAGCGATTCTCCCAAGGCTCCGCAGGGCGAAAAGCAGGCTCCTGGTTTCAGCAATTCTCAGCAGGAAAAGAAGCGTTCTCTCCTGCACAGTTCATTGTCCGAATTTGACAGCTTCTCGACGCAGTCCCCGCAGCTATCGAAGTTCGTCGAGCGTATGGAAAAGGAAATCCCCGGCGCCAAGGTCGTTCGCATCCCTGAGCCGTCCAACACTCTGGCGGTGATGGTCGACAACATGTTCTATGTTCTGCTGTTCCCCGACATGGGCGTTCAGTTCGGAACTCTTGAATTCAAGCGCAAGGCGTTCATCGCTTATTTCCCGAGCGTTCGCAAGCGCCTCGAAGCTGATTTCGCGAATTGCACCATCATTCAGAATGCCATCGTCATTCCCGAAGACTACCAGAACGAAACTCGCGTCGGCGCCATCATCGCCCATCTGCGGTCTACGTTCTCGGCGAACAAGCCTGGCAATCTGGATGTCTACGGGTCGATCAGCTTCTTCAAGGGTTCGACCTTGACGATCTCGACGTCGTTGGCTGAAGTCCACAACTACTACGATCGCCATTGGCCGTTCGTGACCAAGCCGCGTTTCGACTACGGCATCGTTGTCAGCTCTCCTGTTCGTGACGAACTGTCGGTCTCCAACAACGAACCGACGGAACCGAAACAGCTGTTCGTCGTCGGCGGCTACACCAGCTTCGTTCGGACCAATCCTCCGAACAACTCATTGGCTCGCGAAAAGCTTCCGCATGTTCTGGCTCCGATCGTGCACATTTCTTCTGTGTTCTCGATCATGCCGATCAATGCCTTCGCTCCTCTCGCCATCGGCCTGGGTGGGTCGAAGTTCCTCTATGATGGTCTGTGGCTGTCGCCTTATACTTCATTCGAAAGCGGAAAGCCGAACCTCGGCCGCCTGATGCCGGATGTTCTGGACAACAGCCGCAATGAACTGATGTCGTGCGACAACATGGACGACGTTAAGCAGTTCGTCCAGATCGCCTGCTTGACTCCTGTTCTGGCTATCGATAACATCCCTGGCGTTCCGACGCTGTCCATGCTCAAGCTGTTCATGGACGATGGCAACAACAAGCGGGTCATCGATGCCTTCAGTGACTTTATGGGCAAGCCGTATGATGGCAATAGCGACATCTTTTCGGTCGCTTCGACGGTCATCACCGGCATCGTCAACTACCCTGACAGCCCGACCGATAGTCGCGTCGTCGACTATATGTCACTGGTCAGCGGTAAGGGATATCCTGCTGAGGAAATCTCGAACCTGCTGGACGTCTATGAGAACCAGCATTACCAGGCTTCGATTGTCGCCAAGCATTCGAAGTTCATTCCGCTGTCGTACAACATTGTCAGCATCCTGAAGCCGTCTTTTGTGCAGGCCCTGGTCAATGCTATCAACAACGGCGTGACCATCAAGCAGTCCAACAGCAATACCAGCAGCAGTAACACCAACTGGCTGATCGATATGGCCAAGGGCTATAGCGAGGCTCGTCTGAGCATGGGTGCCAATACTGTCGAAGGTGGTCTCGGCGGCATGTACCTGTAAGTTCGTTTCTGGAATGTATGGTAGGGGTCGAAAGATCCCTACCATCATTTCTTTTATTTTTCTTAATTGAGGTTAATTATAAATTATGATATTATCTTTAGATAATATACATATATATTACATTTTTGCATACATACAGAGGGGATCAAATGCATATTAACAAACTCAATCCTGATGCTATTTTAAATTTAGAATCTACATCTACGTCTACTAAAGAGATCGTTAGACATGTTGGTTTTTGTAACTTAGAAGAATTATATGCTGGATCAAAAGAAGCTATTTGTTTAAATGAAATTCCTTTAGGAAATAAAGATTATGCACAACAGCGTAATCGTATGTTATTCTCAAGAAGTGGTGATTTGAGTTTTATTGCATCTTGTGAATGTGGGCATTATTTTGGTAATTATTATAAAGGACAAATTTGTAATATTTGTCACAGTGAAGTTATTGACGATTTCGCTGCTTATAACAAAATTCAACATAAAACTTGGTTATCTATTCCACATGGTATCAAAGTACTTCATCCTATGTTTTATAAGCTTCTTACAAATTCTTGGTTAAAGAGTGGGTACCTAGAAGCAATTTTAAACCCTAATGCACAATTACCTCCTGAATTAGAAATGCATATTGATGGACAAGGTTATGTTTATTTCTATGAAAATTTTGATAAGATCATAGATTACTTTGCACGTATCAATAGTGTTACAAGTAAGAAACCAATTACGAAAGATATTTTAGAAGTTATTGCAAAGAATAGAGATTTGGTCTTTACAAATAAGCTTCCTATTTTGTCTAGTGTTGTTCATTCTGTTACAAACGATGGAACACATGGTGGTCGTCAATTTGTTGATTCTGGATCTAAACTTATCCTTAATGCTGCTACTGATTTACAATGTATTTCAGATAGAGAAACAGTTCGAGTAAAAACATTATTGAAAACTATTTATGATGTTTATTCATCTTATATCAGTTATATCGATGAAATCATTAGTGATCGTATTGGTGCAAAAAGATCTATTTTCAGAGGTCAGATTTTAGGGACTAGAACACACTTTTCTTTTAGAGGTGTTATTTGTCCACATGAAGATAAATATGATCATTTGTACTTGCCATGGTCTATGGGTGTTAATACTTATAAAGATCACATTATTGGTAGATTAATTGATGATTACAAAATGGCTCCTGGAGATGCTGTTCTTAGACAACGTATCGCCTTGGTTGAATTTGATAAAGATATCAATGATATATTTATTAAACTTATTAACGATAGTCCATTTGAAGGATTACCAACGACATTTTGTAGACACCCTTGTTTAAAACGTGGCGGTGTTCAATTCTTGTATATTACTAAATTTAAAACAAACATACATGATAATACTATTAATATTGGTGTTCCTGTTAGTCATGTTACGAAGGACCCGAATGCAAAGTTAATTGGCCTACTTGAAAGTAATTTCAAGATAGAATTCTCCTTAATTGCGGGAAAACCTCGTTAAGCATCATATACCAAACATCCCTCAGAAATGAGATATACAGGATGTGGCCAATCTAATCAATTGGGTATGGTAAAAACTATGATGATAGAGAAAGTCCGCAGCGAAGCTTCTACGGAACATCGGATGATGTGCTATGAAGAACGTTCAACGATCATGGGTTTATCACCCAGTAGACTCCCAAGTGGGAAAGAAATAGGAGATACCCTACTCCAATTGGACAGGGTAAAGATATGATCTGGTCCACATAAAGATATGTGGCGGGTAGAACATACCGGGATATGAGAGAGATAACTTCAACGACATATCTGGACACAACGGACTTTGACGGAGATGAGATGACTGGTAATCCTATCTTTGAAAATGAAGCTGCTCGTAAGTTCAGTGTTCTGCATCCAGCAAATCGTATTCATAATACAAAATCATTTGGTATTGCATCTGGCGTATCTTTGACATATCCTGTTCTGTCTACATTAAGTGCATTCTTGTCTTCTGATTAGGAGTATAACCATATGTCATTTACTATGACACAGTTAGGTGCATTTCCTCTTGCTGGTAATCTTTTAGGTGGTGGCGGAAACGATGCCATTGTTAACAAGATCAATAACTCATTTCAAAGTAATAACTTCTTTGGAAATATTCAAGACGATTTTACAAGTATTCGTAAATCCTTTGTTGATACAGTCATTCGTGATATTCGTATGTCTGAAGTTAAGTTCAATGAGGCCATGACTACTATCGATGTACAAGAAAATAATATCAAACCGTTAGAAACATTAGATGATCTTAGAGATACACCTTCTATTATGTTCCATCCTATTATTACATATGCGCCAGTATTGAATCTATTAAAACAAGGAAGAATTAGTGGATTTGGATTTGATCCAGAACATATTGATGAAGAAGATGTTTATGGAAGATTAATTAATAATGGTAGAGTTGATGATGTTATGGAAGCCATGGATGAAAATGGAATTGTTACATTTAAAAATGTTTGGTATAGTGACGATCCTGTATTAACAAGAAGTGAATTAGATGCCATTGAACGAACTCGTGATTTTGTTGATACTGTTATTAGAGTAATGAAGTTAGATCCTACAAATCCAGATTGTGATTTAGGATAAAATTTTATGATGGGGATGGGTGAAAATCCATCCTCATTATAAACTACAAGGATGTAGAAAATGGCAACAATTGTCATTCCAACATTAGGACCAACTGGTTTATTAAAAACCGGTACCGATAAAGTAACATATATGTTGAATTATTTTTTTAGTATGAAGGCGGGTATTTCTGACTTATTTCCAGATCTATTAATTAGTAATCATGACTTATTAACTCGATATGAAAATACTCCTGATCAGTATGTAGCAAATACTAAAAAACAACTAATGAATGTTATGGCAAGATTATTTGGAGAAAATAACTATACAGTTGAAGTTACTTATAATGCATCAAGTAAAGTTGGATTTTATGATATTACTATTGAAATAATGTGGATCGAAGATGGACAATGGAATAGTTTAACTTCTAATGTTAATATAACCAATAATCAAATAACCATGTCATTCACATAAGGGAGAACTAAAATGTCATTTGATTTTACAAGAGATTTATTAGCGAAACTCGGTGGACATAGTGCTGTAGATGAAATTAATAGTTTTTGTAAGACTGCTTTAAAAACCCTTGATGATATTTCAAAAAAGAATAATACTTTTACATTAATGCAGTTTAAAAAGTTTATGCCTATTTTTTATTCTAACAATAGTAATAGAGAAGATGAAAAATATAAAAAATTAGTGGAAGAATTTATGGATCGTAAAATAGATTTCTTTGAAATGATTTATGTTGTTGATAACAATGATCCCAATCTTGTTCTTTTCAGATTACCAAGATTATTTAGACGCCCTAAAGATACTGCCGAAAGAAGTAGAAATGATAGAATTGGTTTAAATGCATATGTTAATAAAACATCAAGTCAGATTCCTAGAGACTCAAGTGCCGCTTGGGGTGTTTTATATAGAGTTTTAGATAAAAAATTTAATGTAGATGGTATAGAGATTGAAGAAGCACAGAAAGAATTTATGGACTGTATTAAGTCTATTAGAGATTTTATTCAGAATGGTCCTCCTAAAGAGATAGAAGAAACAAAAATCAATGAACAAGATAGCACAGAATGGGAAGTCCCAGACGACAACTGATTTTGGTATTATTAATTTAACTGATGTTCATTTAGGACATTATAAAACACCGAGTCAATATATCATTGATAATCTTTATATGTATTTATTTCCATTATTAAAACAAGAAACTACAAAACTTCTTTTGATCAATGGTGATTTTCTAGATACACTTTTGTATTTAAATCCTAGTGTAAATATCATTCTTGGTTTTATAGTTGATCTTCTTTATCGGTGTAATAAAGAAAGTATTGTTGTTCGTGTTGTGAGGGGTACATATTCTCACGATAGAAATCAAATGTCATTATTTAAATTACTGTATGATAAACACAAGTTTACAAACGATTTAAAATACATAGATAAATTAACATATGAAAACATCAATAGTTTAAATAGATCTTTTATCTATATACCTGACGATTTACCATATGAGGATAGTTATGCTATTATAGAAGAAGTAAAGAATTTGCTATCTATTAATAACGTATCTCATGTTGACTATGTGACAGTTCATGGCAACTTTGCACATGCTCTTCCAGAAAATATATCATTACCAAAGTGTACTTTTTCTGCTGAGCAGTTTAAGGATTTTGTTAAGAAAGCAGTGTTATGTGGACACATCCATCTTGTGTCTGTTTATGAAAATGTATACTTTAGTGGATCTTTTGATAGACTTGCTCATAATGAAGAAGAACGCAAAGGATTCTTTTATATATTAGATATGGAAAATGGATTTACTCCAAAGTTTATAGAAAATAAAAATGCTATGCCTTATATAACATTTAATATGATGAACATAACTGATCTTGATGATATCATTTCTGACTTTGATAAAAGAATGGATAAGTTTTATAAGGATAGGTCTGTATATGGTTTTGTTAGAGTTATTCATAATTCAAAAGAAGTAAAAACTATATTAACAAGATATGTAAAACAAAACTACACAAATATTATCTTTACTTATAAAAAAGATAAAACAGAAAAAGATAATCAATTTAAGTTACATCAAATGAAAGAGATTAATAAAGATAGACCAATTCCAACTCCAGATACATTACCAAAGTTAATTCACGAAAGATTAAAACTAAAATCAAATATCGAATTATCCGAAGAAATGATACAGTCTATTCTTGATAGTCTCGACGAACCATTAATTTAGGGGAGGTATTTCGTGTCTTATCAGTTTCCAGCTGTTAATAATACAGATGTATCCTCTAAATCTGGAGATCTTATTCTTGGTGGTAGTATTGGAATTAATAAGATTCTTCTTTACTTTAGAGAAAATGCGCATAAAGCCAGAAGAAAAGAATGGGATTTATTCTTTGTAAACGTTTATACATTAGGAAGAAACTGTTTTAGATCAGGAATGAAGTTAGACGAATTTGTATTTGGAATTGATAATGAAATAGAGAAATTAACAACGTACTATAGTGCTTATACACAAGCAAGAGAAACTAGAAAAGTAGGACTCATTTTTTACATACCAGATTATGAACATATTCCAAGATATTTACGATTAGAAAAAACTGGACAGAAAAAAGAATTTGATGAACTTTATAGAGAATTGTTAAAAGCTCATAAGAAAACTAAATATGTAGATTTAACAGAAGATGAAAATATACAAAGATTTTTAATAAATGTTCAAGATGCTGTATATCCACACAAAGCTCTTCCTCTTATAACCGGTAAAAAATTCGGTAATGTAGGAACATTATTACTATCACACGTTGCTATGGATTATCATCTCTATAAGAGTTATAAGAACATCAATGTCATTGAGTCGCATCAAGGTAATATTTTAGAATATCAAGATTTTGGTAAAAAACTTATCAAAGATGTAAGAGTACCGTTTAATACAATAACACATCGGGTATTTGGTGACAGTACTGTATTAAAACCTCTTCTAGAAAAAAAAGATAAGAAGAAATTATTAGAAAATATCAAAACTAAAAATTGGTTTATTAGAACAGACTATGAATTGAAAAAGTTTATTTTAGAAACTACCTCTATTAAAGAGACCGATTTAGATTTTCTTAAATTATAATTTATGCTTAGTATACATGATATGTAGTTTTTTAACAATCCAAAAGACCTTTGACAAGGAAAGCCATCGATTATGTCTGACCAAAAAAGCTATGAGCAGAAGCCCTTCGAGCCGAAGCCTTACGATTTTTCTCGCCTGGTCAATCTGCGAGGATCGGATAACAAGGATGCTTCTCTGAATATTGGCGTCTATAACGGCAACGCATCCTTGGCCGTCATGGTCAAGAATGTTCAGGGCGGTCCTGTGTTCAAGTGGAATCTGAGCCGCAATGCCATGGTGGTTCTGCGCAGCAAGTTTCGTAAGCTGCTGGTAGAGCAGCATCCCGAGACCCACGAGACGATCAATCTCACGATTTATGATGACAAAGAAAAGAAATTCATGCCCAACGGGTGTGTTGTCATCGGTCGGAATGACAAGAACGTCTGTTATATCGCTGTTAATGGCCAGAAGGCTGAGCGGTTGCGGTTCAACATTCGGGCCAGTCTGAACTTTGAACTTCAAACTCCTATGGATGAAGTCGGCCGTTCAAACATCGGTGTCGAAACCATCATCGAACAGCTTGGTGCCGACATTCCTTATGCTGTTCTTCTGACCAGCTATAAGCGCGAATTCGCCGGCCAGGGCGGTCGCCCCAATAATAATACTGGTGGTAGTGGTGGTTATCAGAAGAGTGTTCCTCAGGAAGATATCTTCGGCGGCTGATGATCTGATATATACAAGATGACCAGACTCAAAGTCTGGTCATCTTGTGATTTTTCCTTCTTGTTTTAAAATATATATTACTTTACAGAAGCATCGAAAGGGGATTTTCGTATGTTAAAGATTATAAAGATTATTACCGAAACTGACCGCCCTCAATCAGGTATTGCTAAACTTGTTCATGACTTTGATATCAATAATTCCGACGACGATGTGACGTTTCATATAGGCGGTTCTTATAAAAAATTAGTCTCTTATGATAAGCAGAAAGAAAATCATTGGGATGAGTTAATGCTTCCGGCGAATGCTTTTCTCGAATCTTTACCAGAAGAATTTCAACGAGAAGTATTATTGTTCTTTATTAAAGCTAATCAGATTATTTCGACAAACATGTATGATCAAAAATCTATGAATGTTTCCCTGGAGGTTATTGGGGATCTATTAATAGAATTGTCAAATTCTAAGAATTCGAATATGAGTCTTCCTACAAGGCTTATTACATTTGTTAAAGAATCCGGTATCCCTGTTCCTAATCTCGATAAAGCTATGACTGAGCCACACCATACAAATTCATTAACATTTAAATATGTAGATTATGTTAATGTTATTGCTATTTCTGTTTTATGTAAAATGATTTGTCCTATTTGGGGAGAAATCATTCATAAGACAACATCTTTCATTTCTTCTGATATGAAAGAAATTTATTGTATTAAGATTTTAGACAAGTTATTAAGAACTAGTGAATTGGATACTATTGATTCTAAGTTTACAAACTATTTGGATAATATTATTAATCGTCGAGATAACAATGATAGAAGTAAGTTTACAGCTTCTATCAGCGGATATTCTCCTGTTCGTGTTCGTAAGTTTATTTATGCTACTATGCTTGTTAAGAAACTCATTAATATTGATCTATTAAAAGATGATTCTGATGTTATGAAATATATCGATACTTGTACAAAGAGTTCTTTCTCTGCTTTAAGTATGACAGTTAATCGTGGCAACAATGTCATGAGTAGAACAGAACTTACAGAATCTAGTGGTGGTGATGAAGAGTCTAATACAACACACCTCGAACATAGTTCGAAGGTATCGCAAATACCTGCTGATATTCCGATCATTATTGAGTATGGTGTTAATTGTCATATTGAAGCTGTTTGTAAGAACTACAATATTTCTTTTGATATGTTTAGGGATGCTGTTAACTATTATCGGAATAACATTGTACAAGTTAATAGCTTTAATACCACTATTGCTGGTTTGATCATCGGTCCTATTATCGGTGGTGCAAAAGGGTTACAATATCTTAATGCAGATACGTTCTGTAAACTCATTGTTGTAACTCAAATTTATTTAGCATTGAGTGGAAAATCTGCCCTTGTTAATTTGTTAACATGTAATACACCGAATGATAAGAAAGATAGTGCATTATCAACGGTTGGCAATCGTATTAATATGAGTTATAATCAAACAATTGAGTATAGAAATTGTATTGCATCGTTTCCTAATTCTATTGGTGATAATTCTTTTGTCAATGTTATTAATAGTCTTAAAGATTTTATTATTCTCTATGATCACAAATATAATACTGCTCCTATGTTATTCAAATTAATCAATCAGGATATTGAAAATGGAGAAGATGTTTATTATGACGATGAAGTTGTTCGTGATATTTGTAGAATAATTTTACAGGTCAGGAACTCTCAAATGCCTGAAGAAAAGATCGAAGAGTGAGTAGTATTATAAATTATATTTCTTTAGATCGAGATAGAAGTGTCCTCACGGGCACTTCTTTCGGTTATACGAGAATGATAAGTGGATTTTATCAACCTACTATTGTTGGAGACCCATTAGAAATTGAAGCTGATCAAAATATAACATATCCTAGTTTTATAAAATTAATAGAGTATGAATATCAATGTGGTAAAGCTTTTATCATTGAAAGACTGTGTTTTAAAGATGATAAGATGTACTATCCGTATCATGTTAGTTTTCATGATATTGAAGAAGGTTCACATTCAAATGACTATATCTTTGTTAACCATATTAATAATATTCATAAATCAATAACAAATACAAAGTTTAAACATAATACTCCACTTAGAGCATTTTGTAATAAACTTGATAGTAATTCATATCAGATAGAAAATCAATATATGAAATATTCAGATTTTTATAATACTGTAAGCCAGACGTTTTATGATACGACTGCATTAACGAACTTTTTATATACAGAAAAACGTAATAAGAGACCTATTATGGATGATTATAATTGGTATATATTTCCTAAAGTTCCTATAAGTGATACATTAAGTAATATTGCATTAACAGAACCTTTAACATTAGATCATTTTAAACAGAATGCTAATTATGGATTGGATATGTCAGAGCTTCATAAATTTGATTTATACGACATCAGTAACAAAATGAATATTATTGTTAATGATAAACAATTTGACGATATCTTTATGATGTTTATATCTTTGAAAAGGGCATATACTGATTTGCATTATAACTATATATTACTTAATGGTAACGTATTTGTAGATGATAATCACGATAGCATTTGTATCGATAGACTTAATAGAAAGTATCCTTTTAGAAATGCATATGGTCCTAAAGATGTACTTTCAGTAATTGTAAAAAAATTACTTAAGTATGCACAACACAATATCGATATCGCTAATAACATTAGTTGTTCTTTTATGAATAATCCATTATGTAAAATAAAAATTTGTATTCATATGACGTTTAACGACGAAGCTGTAATTATAGTTTATAATGAAGAGAATGTACGTGATTGGTTTTGTATTTATTTTGATTTAGCTTTATTGTTATTGACAAGCTCTAATTTCATTCGAACCGTCTAATCCTTGGAGGGACGAACTCATGGCTAACTTTATTGGTAATGATTATGAATTGAATAATAAAGGCATGTTTGAAAATAAATTTAATAATGACAAGAAAGTTGTTATTTATATATTCTCCCCTCGTAATTTTACTGATCAATGTATACGTCCTATGACATATGAAATTAATCGTGGTGTTCTTGGACAAGTTCAAGAGTGCATGAGCGATGCCGTTCATCAATGTAATGAAAATCTTGTTTTGAAATTAGCTGATGATATTAATGTTCAGGGAGCCATCAAATCACAATGGTCTCCTGATCGTATTGTTAAAGCCAGTGAGTTCAGTCATGAAACTGGCTGGACTTTTCTTATGTATATTGATAATCTTCCTATTTATAATAGCAGTGGTATTCAGATGCAATGTGCAAATAGTCGAACTATCTATTTTGGACGATTTAGTGACGAACCTATGAATCTGCATGGTACCATCAATCCCGATACTGTCATGATTATTCTTCATAAAACTGGCGTTACTGCACAACGATATGGTGATAAAGATCTTATTGGTCTCCAAAATGATACTGATATTATCCACGGAAATACTTTACAGTTCTTATCTGATCGCGATTCGTATTTGATGCGTCCTGAAGAATTAAGCAATGTTACCGATTTGACGAATAATACTTCTGTTACAATGATTACTGAAATGAATAAGCTTGGTAATCAAGGTGAAGCTATTATTACAAATACTAGTTTAAAAACACCATCTCAAAATATGGGTCATATTCTTCGCGGTATTGCTAAAACTAAGATTGATGCTCGTAGTCCTAATAATGGGATGATGCATTCTGATTTGTTACAAGAATCTTATTTTGATAGTCTTACAAACAATTTACGAGATGTTAGTTTTGGATCTTCCATTCTTGATCTCGATAGTTGTATTTCATTAGGTGATTTTGTTAGTCGATTTGACCCTAAAATTATTGATTTCAATGTTGGTAATGGATTTAACCAAAGAGATCAAAGTGTTGCATGTGCTTCGAATGCAGCTAGCTCTATGTTGGCACAGGTCATTCCTGTTGTTATGACACAGTATATGATTGCAAATGTTGGTTTTGTTTACAATAGCTTTTATGATAAACAACAATTAAATGTTGGCGGACGAGCCCTTGAAGTTACCCAGGGTACTCTTGGATATCTTGTCCCCAACCTTGATGAAGATACTAAAGCTCGTAATTTTCAATATTTTATTCGTGATCTTACAAATGGTATTTTTAAAGTTCTTGAATTTCAACGTGGTGATTTTGAACTAAGTGCAAGTGTCTGTTTTGCTGGTTTAACGCATATTAACTTTCATTATCTTTGCGACAATGAACGATATCGTGAAAACTATGAAGTTCCAACTATTCTTGGTGGTATGATTTCTCCGCTTATTGGATCTGGTGATGCGATTGGATATAACAGTAGAAATTTGAGTACCTTATTAGGTATTGGTATTGGTGATGATACTCGTCCTCTTCTTGGTATGGATGATGGTCCTTCTGAGATGCAGAAGCTTTTTGGTGCTATCGACGAAGGACGTAAGAATAAGAATTTTGGATCTATTGGTAACGGAAATAGTTTTATAAATAATAACAGCAACATCTTTAAAAGCAATAACGACGATGATCTTATTTTATAAAATATGATATCATATTCTAGAATTGAAACCGGAGTGGGTTGTTGACAACCCATTTCTATTCTTCAGAAAATCCAAGGGGACTTAAATGACAGCTGACATTGTTATGGTTAAAACCCATGATGTTACGAATTGTCTTAGATATTTAATTAACTTATCTGCGCCTGTTTATTCTACTGATGATGATGGTTATGTTATCGATTCTAATGATAATCGTATAAAGATTACTTCTGGTAAGGATGAGAAACGCCATGTATTATTATTCCAAGAAGTCTTTAATGATCAAGAAGCACTCATGCTTAACCCGTTTGCTGAGCTCACCACTGATCATCCTGCTAATCGTTTCTTCTATAGAACTGTTCGTGGCGGCGCTGTTGGTTGGATTCAATTTGCTTATCGCGAGCTTATCAAAGTAGCTGTTAAAGCTAAAGATAAATCTGAAAAGACTATTCCTACAAAATTAATTAATCTTGTTAGTGGTATTGTTGACAAGGTCGATGAAAAGACTCTTGTTGAATTTGATAAAATTCTTAAGAATGAAACTGATATGTTTGTTGATGTTATGTATCGCGATAAAACTATGATGTGTACTTTGAATGTTCGTCTTTTAAATAGTAAGCAAGAACTCATTGATGCTTATAAAGAAAAGTTCAATGTCCGTAAGGGTACTTGGGCAGTTCTTATGTATCTTACTGAAAAGATCTTTGATATTAAGACTATTGATGAACTTGAAGAAAAGTATTATGTAAAGCCTGAATTCGATGGTCCAGTTGCTCCGTGTCCTCGAATGATTTCTACTGTTCATTTATTGTACAAAATCTATGATAAGATCAATCCTATTATTGATATGGTTGATGGTATTTATACTAAGAATATGTCACAGTTTGCCATTCATGTTAATAATCTTCCCAAGTATATTAAAATTGCTAGTAGTGTTGCACAAGATGCAAATAAGATCAATTCTTCTGTTGCTAGAATTGTCCAGAAGCCTGCTCAACAGCAACAGAGTACTGGAAATTCAATGTTTGGTAATTTAACAAAATCAAATAGTCTCTTTGGTGATAATTTAAGTACACCTAAGAATGCATATACTGAACATCTGTTTGGTTCTGGATTTGGTAGCACTGGTTCATTTGCTAATTTGAATAATCAATCTAATCAGAATGGTGGTGGTATGTTTGGAGCCATGTTTGGTGGTGGTAGTTCATTTGGGAATAATAATAATAATAATAATAACTTTGGTTCTAATCAGAGTAGTAATTTTGGTAGTTTCAATATCGAAAAACCGATGCCATTAAATCGCGCCCCTATGGCTGGAGAAGGATCGAATTTTGGGAGTAATTCGTTTGGCGGAACTCCCGGAATGCCAAATATCCTATAAGGCCAATGAGATATAAGGAGGGTGTTGCCCTCCTTATATTTTTTAAAGGATAAGTCATAATGACAGAACCAAAAGATAGAGTTAGTTCTGTAGAAACATTTCATGGTTATGTTGCAGAAGATAAAGATAAAGATAGTGTAATTATAAAAGTATATATTCCAGAATTACAACCAATGCAAACTGGTGCTATCGATGCTAAGAATTCTAGCGCAAATATTGCGGTTATGGATGCTTCTGGTAAATCTATAACTTTTAATACAACAACATCAAATAATATTTCTGCTACGTATGAAGGTGATGGTAATCATAAATATCCTCCTGATGTTATGAAAGGCGAACAGGTTACTGTTAGAAGAGTAAGTTCTGATAAATTTACTTGGTCTTGTGATGGTCGAGATAAATACCTACGGAAAAATGAAACACTAAGAATAGAAATAGCAAATAGGCAGGGCGAAGATGATCTCGATGATACAAATACTTATTTGATTGAATTAGATACAAAAAGAGGAAAACATTTTAGAATATCATTGGCTAATAGTGATGGTGAATTTACATCTTATAAATTAGAAGTAGATATGGATAATGCTACTGCTTATTTTGGAGATATATTGGGAAATACAGTGTGTATTGATAGTAATAAACCACAAGTTGTTTTAACAAACTCCGATGACTGTATGATAAACTTACAAGGAAAAAATGGGCAAATCATTATACCAGAAACATTGCTCATTTCAGCTGGTAAAAATATGATTTTAAATTCCCCACTACTAAGTATTGCAAATACTTCTGGAGATGGTATATTTGAAATCGCCTCTAATTTTGTTAACTTTACTGTTACAAATTCAACTGTTTTTAATAGTCCTTGTTTTGGCGTAACTGGTTCATCTAAATTCATCGGACAGATGGTTGCTTCTGCTATTAGAGCTGCAAGTTATAATTCTGGAGATCCAGGATCTCAATATAAAGCTTCATCCATCTCATCTGGGTTAGATGGTAGTTGGAGTGGGACTGCGAATGGTAACTCTCCAGATAATGGAACTGGTGATGGTGAACGACATACTGCTGCTTATGAAGATATGGTGAAAACTATAAATACAGTTATTGAATGTTTTAATCAGGTTCAGGGCGTTATTGGCGTTCCTTCTTCGCAAGGACAGCTAGCTGGAGAAGTTGCAGCATCTATTATGCCATTGAATATGGGAGAATAAACATTATGTTTTTTATAAAGGAGAAAACTGAAAAGATAGATATGTATACTGAATTAAATTTATTTTATGATGTCATTATATCTTGGTGTGTAGATCAAGACTTTTTAATAGATGAAAATGGAATATATAGATTAAACACGGATAAAGAAGATGATCATAAATATATCATTATGACTATTGCCAAATGGGATCTAAAATCTGTTATCGTAAAGACGCATCTTAGTAAGTTTATAGAAGAAGTTTTAAATCAATTTGATACTATGTCAAAGATTATAGATTTAAATATTTTTATAGAAAACAATATATCAAGATCATTTCTATTAAACTTAAAAGAAAAACATAAATTAACATTAACTGAGAATTTAGATGTTTTTTATAATAAGTATAAAAGTTATGAAGTTATTACAGTAAAAGAGATATTTAAAAGATACCCCTGGATATGGCTATTCTGGTATATTCAATATATTTTCAGAGGAACTGTAAATTATAACAGAAAATAGGTATATGAAGAGAGAGCCCGATCGGGCTCTCTCTTCATACATATTTACAATGTTGTTTTAACCAAAGATGTTTTATATAAATTAAATACAGTCCTTAAGTATTCAATAGTTGGAACATACATAAATTTAATATCTTTAAATTGTTCATCTCCATGAAGATCATTTATCTCTCTAATGACGTATTCTAAATCTAAACTAATACCAACATATTTCATATAGTCTTTCAATCTATATTGATATGTTGCCATAATGTCATATGTCAATGTATATATTTTAGAATTTTTAATAAATAGATTTTTATAATCTTTTACAAATTGTATCCAACCTGCATCAGTATTGCTATATTTTGAAATAACTGAACTTCTTAATATACTGGATAATGTGGTTGAAGCCATAGTTTTACAAACCCTCCTCTTGTTTAAAAAATCAATTTATATATATAATATTTATACTATTGTATCTATATTTGACTTTTCAAATAAATATATATTACTACTTTGACGACACAGAAAAAAGCTTAACATAGGGGTAGCTAAACGTGTCAAAGTTACAAATCGCCGAAGAGTTTCCGAGTTTAGATAATGTTAGTGTTGATAGTCGTATTCTTGGATTACAGCCTGGTTTATATCCTCATTTAAAGAATAGTTCTGGTCAGCGCACTGATATGCACGGTTCGCATGTCAATCAAACTATTTTAGTTGATGGTAGTCAATTTGCATTTCAATTTACTGGTAAAGAATATGACTTTGGACAATTTGATATTAATGATACTCATAGAGAACAAGATATGATTATTCTTGCTGTTGTTCAAAAGTATCCTAACATCAATTATATTCAGCAGGCACATACAGTTATCTGTAAGGGTCTCGATGATTGTAAAATCCATCACTTTATTGTTAGTCCATATACTAAAGTTGCTGATGGTTTTGGTTATGAAAATGTTTTAAGCAATAGACATTCTCTTCGAGCTGGTGAAGTCCTTTTAAAAGAAACTGTTCTCTCAAGATCTCCTATTAATAAAGATGGTGCTTACTGTATGGGTCGTAATGTTAATGTTGCATATATGACATCTCCCCATATCATTGAAGATTCCATGTGGATCTCCGATGAATTAGCAGATAACTTAAGTTCTAGTGCTATCTATAAACAGATTTTTGTAATCGGAAGTAATAACATCCCGATTAATCTTTATGGTGATGATGTTAACTATAAATTCCTTCCTGATCTTGGTGAAACTATTTCTGATTATGGTATTATTTCTGCATTTAGAAAAACAACACCAGAAACATTTATTGCAGATACAATGCCTAATGAATTAACAAAACCTCAGGCTATGCATGATATGTGTTATGTTGCACATAAAGGCGCTAAAGTTATCGATATCGATGTTCAGATTTCTCGCGGTGCTAAAATCTCTGGCAAGTGGTATGACCAGGCTAAGAAGTATTCTGATAGTCATATTAAATACTGTGAAGAAATTGTTAAGGTTTATGAGACGAATCGTAACTTAGAATGCTCAAGTGCTTTTAATAGATTAGTTTCTGATTGTATGAAACGATTAATTGCTGAAGGTAGACGAGTTAAAAATATCTATACAAAATGCAAGCTTGGTATTATTGGTAGGAATAATCGTCCTATCGAATTTATGAGAATTGTCGTTACATATATTGAAAAACGCCATATGTCCTTTGGATATAAAACTACTGGTCGTGAAGGTGCGAAAGGTGTTATTGGACATATTGTTCCAAAGAGCTGTATGCCTGTTGATGAAGATGGATTTGTTGCTGATCTTGTTTTAGATCCTGCATCTTGTATTGCACGCATGAATACAGGACAATGGATAGAACAAGGTATTAATCGTATTTCTGAATTTGTTAGACGAAGAGCTGTTGAGCTATATAAGACAGATAAACAATCAGCAATCGATATGTTATTTGAGTATTATAATGATCTTAATCCTAATTATCTAAAACAAGTTATTGCAACGAATCCAGATTTTAAAAGTCAGTGTGTGCATTTTGGAAGAAGTACTAGTGATGAAGGTGGTATTTATATTTGGTTGCCTCCGTTCTTAAAACACATTACTATGAAACATTTTGATTTCTTAAGAAAGAAGTATAAAGTTGGTATTTCTAAAGCATCTTATAAACGCGTTGATAGCGATGGCAATATCATTGCTGAGTTCGTATCGGATAAACCTGTTTGTATTGGTTCTAAGTATGTTATCGCGCTTTGTAAAGTTCCTTATCAGACAGCACCTGGTGTTGGTCATGTTAATCAATTTGGCGTTCCTATGAAGTCATCTAATCCTAATATTAAAAATCAATATACGGTTCGTATTAGTGCATTGAAATATGGCGAAGATGAATGGCGAACTGTTGGTATGGATATGGGCGAAGATGCAAATGAAATGATTCGTTATACGAGCCTACATGCAAACAGTCCTACTGGTGTTAATGTTCTAGTTACTGATATTTTAAAGAATAAGAATCCTACAAATATTGAACGTATCAATATTACTAATGAAGAACTTGTTAAGAAGAATAGTGTCTTAAATTTGTTCAGTCACATGATTACAACTTTAGGTATTAAGATTGAATCTGAACTTAAAGAGGTTATTAGCCCATGATCAAGTTTGATGTTTTTAATACAAAGATAGATTTTGATTTAACGAAACAGTTATTAGCTAATAAGAATGAAATTTTCCTTGTGGATCTTGAAGATGGTCCATTGGAAATATCTGGAAAGTTCTTAATGTTAAATGTTTGGTTTTGGAAAATTCTTGTTGATAGAAATGTCCGTCCTTCTAGAAAACATTGTTTATTAGAAAAAATAATCACTAAAGAAAATCAGACTGCTGTATTAACACATATTGAGAATACTATTCGTGAAAGAAATCCTAATTATATTAACGAGTATGTAAAAGATAAATTAGGAAATGATCTTAAGTATTTAACACTAAATGATGATATTTGTATGTGTGATAATAATATTCATCGTATGGTGTCATGGCAACTTGGTTCTTACGAAATGTCTTGCTCTGCATTTGAAATATGTGATATGTTATTCGATCAAGAATATGATCAGCATAGAAAGTATGATATTAAGAAAGAAGAACGTCTTGGTATTAAACATGTAGAGAAAAGAATAGCCAATCAAATAGATACTTTTATTAAAGAGATTAGTGATAACGACACTATTCTTTCTATTCCTCTTAAAGTTGGTTCTATGAGTAAGAAACAGATTGGTCAGGTTTTTGTTGGTATTGGATATCGTACCGATGCTGACGATACTATTGTTATGCGTCCTATTACTGAAAATTACTTAGATGGTTTAAACAGCACACACTCTTATTTAACAGAAAGTCTTGCTGGCAAGAAGACAATCTATTACAATAAGGATGCTATGCCGGATAGCCAATATAGTAATCGCAGACAACAGATTCAGAGTTCTATTATCCAAAAGTTATATGCTGGTGATTGTGGAACAGATCGTTTTATCCAAGTATATATCCATGCTGGTATTGCTAGTAAAGGACAAATGGATGGTAAATTGATTTATGAAAATGGTGTTCTCACTATGATCAATAGAGAAAACGTCTCTAATTTTTATGGTAAATATGTTAACATGCGTTCTCCATTTACATGTAATCACACCAATGGTACATGTGCGGTATGTCTTGGTGCATTGGCAGCACAATTCTTACCCTCTACAAATATTGGTTTAGAAGCTGCACAAAACTATATGAGTGATGCATCACAACTTGTGTTGAGTGCAAAACACTTTACGAATACCGATGCTGTTCTCTATGGTATTCCTCCGCAAATGAAAGAATATCTATTTATTAGACAAAATGATATTTATCTTAGAGAAGAATTTAATATCAAACCAGTTAAGGTTGGTATACCTTTTATTAATATGAAGAATATAAATGATCTTAATAGTATTAAGAATGATAAGTTTATTCACGAACAACATTTTAGTAGTATTACAGAAATGCTCTTTATACGCGGAGATACTGGTGAACTTGTATCACAATATGCAACAATGCCAATGAACAATATTATCCCGTTCTTCTCATTAGAATTCTTGAAATACATTAAAGCTAATATCCATCGTTGTACTATTGACAATATGATTTGGATTCCTCTTGATGAGTTTAATGCAGCTGAATATCCGATTATGAGATATACCATTGAGAGTAGTAGTATGGTTAAATTTAATAACAGTTTGAGCAATTTTATGCTCAGTGGTGTTGCTTCATATACCTCTATTTCTGATGTCTTACGAGATTTTAGTGAACTTGTTTATAAACAAATTACAACCAATTTTGCTCATATCGAAATCGTCCTCAAATCTTATCTTAAAACATCTAAAGATAATTATAGAATTCCAATTATTCGAGATCCGAATAATGTCATGTTCGATAGTCTTGGTCGTAATATTCCAAGACGATCTATTGGTGCACAATTTGCATATGAAAAACAAATGGCATATCTTACAAATCCTAAGACTTATCTTGAAGACAAACCTCCTGGATTTTTCGATACATTCATGGGTCTTACAGTTGGTCTTAGTCTCTGATTATTGACAAGGGATGGTCCAGACGGACCATCCCTTGTTTTATTTTTATAGACTAAATTCTTCTCTTATTATATGACATAATACATTACCATTAAGTGTCTTATGTTTTTTCATACACTTCAAAATATCTGCACCTTTGTGCAGATATATATTACCATTATGCTGTCGAGGAATTGTCTATGAAAGTCATAGTACACACATCTCCATATTCTTTTAAAGTTAAGTTAAATCAAAATGGTATGATTAAAGATACATTAGTTCCTATAGGACCGTTCTTAGGTCAGCTCATTGATAAATCGTGGGATCATATGTCGAGAAGATATGTTACAACACAGAAGTATTTCTACTACAATAAAAGAGATGAATATTTATACATTCCTAAGTTTTTATATACTAAGTTTTATGAATATGTAAAAACATATGGTGGTGTTATTCATGAAATACAAAGAGTTATTCAAAAAGGTAAAAGTATAGATCTCTCTATGAAACCAGGTTATCAAGATAAAAGTGAAAAACAAACAGAAGCAATTAATACAATTATTAATATATTTAAAGATAATGCAATTAGGGGATTGAGTTTACAGACTGGTGGTGGTAAAACTGTTAGTTTTATTCGTATTTGTACATTACTTAAAAAGAGAGCTATTTTGTGTACAAATGGTCTTGTTGATCAGTGGATAGAAGAAGTTTTACTTTGGACTGGATGTGACAAAGAAGACATTTATGTTATTAAAGGATATGCTTCTATTGTAAAACTTTTAAAAGAGATTGATAAAACTATCTTTCCTAAAATCATTATTGCTTCAACACCGACATTACAAGAATATGCAACAGATAATAGTGAAGCATATAAGGAATTACCACCATTTGAAGATTTCTTTGATATTTGTAAAATAGGTGTTCGTGGTATCGATGAAGCACATGAAAGATTTAAAGCAAATCTTATAATCGATATGATGTCTAATACAGAAATTCTTATTCCTATTAGTGCTACATTAGGTAGATCAAAAGAGTTTGAAAAGAAAATCTTTAATTTACATTATCCACAAAAACAAAGATATGGTGAAGGTGATTTCGATAGGTATATCAATGTTTATAGCTACAGTTATGATATTGGTTATTTACCATCAAGAGCATATCAGTCTCCGAAAGGATATTCTGGTGCTAAGTATGAGGCATATCTATTAAAGAATAAACTAAAGATAGAATCTGTTTATGATACAGTACTTAAACCTATTATCAGAATTCACTATCTTAATAAAAGAGATGACGGACATAAACTATTAATGTTATGTACTACAATTAATATGTGCGAATATCTTGTTACTAAATTAAGAAGAGATACAAATTGTGTTGTCAATCTTTATATTAGTGGAACTCCTAATGAAGTTTTGAAAGAATCTGATATTATCGTTAGTACACCAGGATCAGCTGGTACAGGAACTGATATTAAAAATCTATTAGCAACTATTCAGACTGTTAGTACAAAAGCCGAAATTATTAATGTTCAGACTTTAGGCAGAACTAGAAAATTACCAGATAGAGATCCAGAATATATTACAGTTCATAATAGAGGCATTCGTAGTCATGTTGAACATAATAAAACACGAGAAATTTTATATAGAGAAAGAGGTAAATCCTATGAATCTATTAAGTTATGAAAACTAAAACGATCACAGATGTTTGTCAATTAGTGGATTTTAATTATGATTTAGATCATTTTGGAAATCTTATTGGTGAGGCTCAGTTTATGAGCCTCATTAATAATAAAAATTATATCATAGATATTTCAAAAGATAAATTTAAGTCAATGGGGTATCGATATGTTTATACACTCGGTGTTACTCCTGGAAAACCAAGAATAACACATATTAAGAAAATAGATACTAATATTCCAGACATATATATTCACAAGTATGATCTTTATAAATTCGGTCCGCCATTTGAACCTCCTTATATTAATAAAGAAATAGAGTGTTGTATGTATTGTAGTACAAGAATACATAAAGCATTATTGAGATGTACGAATCAAAAATGTAACGGTATTCTTATTAAAAGGTTAAAGAGAGCTATTTTAGATTTTGGATTAGAAAAGTATATCGACATAAATGGAACTACAATCGATAATCTTATACTTGATCAAGATATTAAACACCTTGGTCATATACTATCAATAGACGATATTTGTATAGAGTTATTAGGAATAGAAAAAAATAAAATAGATGATTTTTGTGCTACCATACTAGTTATACAGATGGATCAATATTACATCTATAATGTTCTTGTTTCTCTTTACATAGAAGGTCTTACACCAAAGATTATTAAGAAAATAATAGATACTTATGAATCTTCTTCAGATGAGTTTTCTCAATATCTTCCGACTATCTTAACACAACCTGAGAATCTTGCTGAATGTGTAGATAGTGTTTATACAATTAACAAAATAGTAAATAGTAGTCAATATCGAATAGAAGAACTTGATACATTATTTAATTCGAAGAATAACTAGCAGTAGGAGGCTTTTAGCCTCCTACTGCTATATTTCATAGTATTCTTTTTTAGTTAAATATTATATTTTATCTATTATATGATTAACTCTCGTCCTTAGGACACTAGGTCATGATCGAAAAATATAACCATCCTATGAGGAGGCTTATGCGATGGTAGAATCCACCTCAATTGGTATACCGCGCATCATCTCCGAATTATCTAAGGTGTTGCAAAGTACATCCAATCCTATTTTACAAGATGCGATTGTTATTGAATCAGATACGGGTATTTTAACATTAGGTAATGGACAACTTTATAAAGATATTCCAAGTTCAAGAAAATATGTTCCTCTTTCATACTTAGAATCATTTCTAAATTCTAATACTCGTTATGATATTGATATACCTTCAGATACTTGGATCATTACACATAATAAAGGGACTATTTCATTCTCTATTCAGATTTATACATATGACGATGATGAAAATGCTATTCTAACATTGGCATCTCCGACTCCGGTTGATCTTGATACTTTTGAAATAAAATTCAATAGTCAATTGACTGGTTATGTCATTGTCCAATTCGTAGTTTAATTTTTTTTCTTAATTTTTTTGTATTTTTTAAAAAGTTACACCATGTAACTAAGAAAACCACAGAAAGGGTTTTTTAAAATGACTTATGCTCAGCGTATTGGCCAAGATCTGGCCTTTGTTGGTTCGGGTGTTTTCCAGAATTTCGGCATCGAGCAGCTGGCTGTCGATCCCTCACCGATCACCAAGGTGAGTGTGTGGTATAATACCACATCGAACACCCTGAACTTCTCTTCGATCAATACTTCCGGCGCCTTCGTCATCAATCAGGTCAGCGACGTCGCCTCGGCGGTTTCGGCTCTGTCGGCCGAGACTGCGGCCCGTGAAGCCGATGTCGCCACCCTGACGGCCAAGCTTAATCAGGCCATCAACGGTCTGTCCTGGAAGTATGCCGTCGAGGTTATGCTGGATGGTACTGACACCGCCGTGGCACTGACTGGTCTTTATACCATTCAGGGCTATGCCATCCAGGAAGGCGATCGCATCGCCGTCAATGTCGATACTCCGGCCGGTTGGCAGGGTAACGGTATCTATATCGCTACAGCGGCCGGCGCCTGGTCACGCTCTACTGACATGAACGAAACCACTCCGCTGGACGAGTTCACCGACGCGACATTCTACGTCGAAAATGGCACATACGGCGGCAAGCCGTACACACAGGTCAACCAGGTCAATGTCGTCGGTACCGACGCTGTCGCGTTCACGCAGTCGAATGGTGCCAATAGCCTGGACCAGGGCTATGGTATCGTGATCGTCGGCAACACCATCGCCGTGGTTGGTGACAACTCCACCATCATCGTCGATTCGACTGGCGTTCATGTTGCCCAGGCTTATACCGATGGCATCAACTCCACCATCTCTAGTGCTGTCTCGAACGAGCAGACACAGCGCACTCTGGCTATCCAGGGATTGCAGACCCAGATCAACACGGCCGACGGCAACATCTCCGCATTGCTGACCAGTGTCGGCGACAGTTCAACTTTGCAGACAACTGCGAAGAATCTGTCGGGCGCCATCAATGAAGTGTTGGGCAACATCAATTCGTTGTCGAGCACTGTTACCGGCAATATCCAGACTGCGATCAACGGCATCGAAACTCAGATCGGCACCGTCGCCAGTCTGACAACGACGGCGAATAACTTGGTCGGCGCCATCAACGAAGTCAAGGCCAGTGTTGCGACACTGTCGACTTCTGTTTCTGGAGATCTTCAGACGGCTATCGATAACGTGCAGTCTGGTCTGACTCAGGAAATCCAGGACCGGGGAACAGCGATCACCAACCTGTCCAACACTCTGGCTCAGGATATCGCTGCTGAAGCGGCCGCTCGTGATGCCGACATCAACGGCCTGGTCAGCGCCATCAACTCACAGCGTTATAACTACGCTTCGACGGTTGCGGCCTCGTCCTACACCGTCAACCACAATTTGAACACTGGCAATATCCAGGTGACCATCCGTGGCGACATGGGCAATGGCGTGTTCGACAACATCCTGCTTCCCTGGCATGTTGTTGATGCCAACAACATCTACATCGGCGACATCGGCTCTGCGATGAATGTCATCGTGTCGATCACTGCCAATGATCCGATCACGGTCACTCCGTAATCTGGGCGTATGAGATATGCCCTTCCCCTTATAGAGGAAGGGCATATTCTTTTTACGGAAAAATAAAATGATTAATTTAACAGATAAAAAGAATAATAAAATAAATAGAATTCTTGATAATTTGGATAAAGAAATGACAAATATAATGAATGAATTTTCTAGCAAAACTACATTTATGCCAAACAATAAAGAATCGATAGAATTAAGAAGTAAAATAGAAGATATTAAGAAAAAATATGAAAGTTTAAGAGATATGCTAACATGATCAATAACATGCATGTATGTGGATGGATAGATTATATTCTTAAGTTACAAAGAACATTTAGAAAAAAGGGTATTTGTGATAATCACGATTTAAATAGATTTATAGATAATCAAATAAAATTATTAAATTATATTCCAGATGCATTAGATCATAAAGTATCTTTTACAGGTTTTCCAAGAAAGGACAATTCCGATGAGTAATATTCAGCGCATCGGTAGTGATGTAACGGTTATGGGTGGTGTGAATATCGGATCTCAGTTGACCGATTTTCCTTCGAATCCTATACCGAATACATATTACACAATTAATGACGTTGTGTATTTATATACATACGTTAAAGGTGTCGCTACCTATTTCCCTGTTACTAATTTAAGTAACTCTATGGTTATAACCCAGGCCATTGCAAGCAATACCTGGACACTTACACATAATCTCAGTTATATGTATCCATTTATTCAAGTTGTTACTACCGATGGACAAATGTTCAGCCCTGGCTATACACCTGTTGATGCTAATAGTCTTATTATTAACTTCAATGAAGCTATTGCTGGATATGCATTAATTATTTCTCCAGAACAACTTCAGATCAATAGTGATGCTGCTCCTGAGTTTGTTACTGAACCTAGTTTAACTTCTGTATTGTCTGGTTATGTTACAAATAATTCGTTAGTAGCTTCCTTGGCTGCATATAGTCCAAGTGGCGATTATGTTACTGGTACGCAGCTTCAGGATGCTATACAGACTATCACTGGTGTCACGCCAGCAACACTATCTACTCTTGAACAAATTGATGCTTTGCTGACGAGTGATACAAGTTCTATTGCTGCGTTAACAACCTCATTAAATGGCATTCTTATCGATTATATCACAAATGAGTATTTATCTTCATCTCTATCTGATTATGTTACTAATAGTGCATTAACAATTGCATTAGAGAACATTAATCTTTCTAACTATGTCACAACAACAGCATTAAATACAGCTTTATCGAATATCAATCTTTCTAATTATGTTTCTAATTCTGCATTATCATCTACATTATCAGGATATGTTAATGTGAATGTACTGTCATCGTATGTTACAAGCGTTACTTTAGGAAATGTTTTAAATAGTTATTCAACAACAAATGCTGTAACAACTACAATAAATACAGCTTTGCAGAACTATGTTACCAATAGTGCACTCACTACTACGTTATCTGCTTATGCTACTAATAGTGCACTCACTACTACGTTATCTGATTATGCTACTAATAGTGCACTCACTACTACGTTATCTGCTTATGCTACTAATAGTGCACTCACTACTACGTTATCTGATTATGCTACTAATAGTGCACTCACTACTACG